GTTCAGGAATTATGCAAACTGAGTTAGGGCGCAACATACTAGATACACAAGCTAGGGCGTCTGGTCAAATGCGACAAGCTGGTTACGCATCAGCACTGGCTAACGCACAGAACGCTTTTGAGTCACAACAAAAACGCCAACAAGGGTTAGGTACGTTATTGGCTCAAATAGGACAAGGACAAGGAAATTTTGCTAACCAGTACGCTCAAACGATAGGTGGGCTAGGTTCTCAGCAAGCTAACATTGGTGTTACCGGGCAAAACATGCTTGGACAACAAGCACAGTTGCAATCTCAATTAGGTGCGTTAGGGCAAACACAAGAGCAAAGAGAATATGATGCGGCAAGTAAAAATGCTTTTGCTAGAGCTTATGAGTCGTATCAACGGTTGACGTTTATGTCAAATATCTTTAAGCCCAGTATAAACAGTGGCACATCACAGTTTGGCATTAACACAGCACCATCTCCTAGTGGCCTGTCTCAAGCCATTGGTGCTGGTATCGGTGCGTTTGGTTTAAATAAAGCTTTTAATAACCCATTTGGTCTTGAAGGAATGTCATAATGAGTGCTATTAAAGAAGTTCTTTCTCGAAAGATGTTTAGCCAAGGCGGATTGTTAGGTCCAGAAAAGCCTAAAGAACCTACGGGTATTTTGGCTTCATCAGAACCTTTAATGAGAGCGGCTAAGTTTGCTAATGGCGGAATTAATTTAGGTTTGGCTCCACAAGAACTGTACCGTCCTGGCGCAGTGAAAGAAAACGTATCTGATAATTTTATGTACGATCCTGCTTCAATACGAGAACCTATTCCAACCATGCCTCCAGTTCGCAATTTAAGTACAGATCCAAGTTTTGTGTCGATACAAGACGTTCCAAAATCAGAATTCTTGACAGATGACGATTTACGCTATGCTTCAGATTCAGCTTCACTTACAGATAGTAATGCAAGAAATCCAAATTATTTAACTTACCCTTATATAGGAAGGCAAGTACAGCCCGGAGAAAACATTATGAAGCTGCTCTCCGGGACAGAAGGTTTAAGTAGTATAGAAGCTAGAGAACGCGCTGTTAGAGCAGATCAAAGAGCAGATCAACAATTTAAAAAATCGTTATTTCCAGGATCTGACGTTGGGTCAACAGATGTTAAAGATGTTAGGCCGTCAACAGACACAGGTTTACAGCGAATAGCTATGCCAACAACGGATGCTATGCCAACAACGGATGACTCAGGGTCAGAAAACACTTCTTTAGGCAACAAATCGGCAGAAGAGCACCTAAAAGAAAAACAATCTTTTGAAATGTTTTTAAGCAACCTTGAAAAAGGTGAAACAACAGAGTTTGACATAGAAGAGCTAAAGAAAAAAATTGGGGATGCTTTTGATCCTTTAGAAAAAAATCCAACAACAGAAGGCTTGCTACTTGCTGAATTAGGCGCAAGCATTATGAACAAGGGTTTTACACAAGGTCTTGTCGATGGGCTTCCAAAAATAACCGCATATCACGACGCTCAGTTTAAAGCCAAACAGAAAAGAAAAGATGATATTACAACTTTAGCGTTGACTGATTTTTTTAGAAAGAGAGAAGCAGACAGAGGGCTTAAAGAAGAACAGTTTAAAGAGGACATAGACACAAATTCATTTGTTATATTTGGAAGTGATAATAACTGGAATAAAAACTATGAGCCCCTTTCATATACAAATAAATCTTTGACAAACGAACAAGCAAAAGCTTTAGCAAGAGAAGGCGTGGATTTAATTAAAGCTTCTGACATTACTGCAAATTATCTTCTTTCTAGAACAACTTTTAATGGAGACACACCTCCTTTAGATCCAAAATATTACAAGGAAGTTCAAACAGCTCCTTGGAAGGAAAAATTTGGTGACGGCACTGTTCTTAACTATTTAGTTGGAGCCACAAAAGGCGTGGAAAATTGGATAAGCCCCAATGAAACAACGGCTCTTTATTCGGGTTATAAGTCAGCGCTTCAAGATACTTTGAATTTAAAACAAAGTATTGAAGATATGAATTCTGTAAATAAAGATAACGTGACAGGCATAAAAGGCGCTTTACAGGCTGCTGCCTCTGGCCTTTCAGGAATAGGGCTTTCTGAAGAACTTTTACAACCAGCTCTTGATGCTCTTGATGCCGGACAGTTAGATGATAGAGCGAAACTTATAATAAAACAGCGCATGTTCGCAGCAAAAATAGCTCCGATATTATTGGGTGAAAGCGGGAAGACCATATCTGACGGAGATAGAGTTCGAGTAGGGGATGCTATTGGTTTGCAAGAAAACGCGGATGGTATTCGTAAATTAGGCGGCGTACAGCTCTTTAATGTATTACTTGAAAACCCAGAAAAATTTGATGAGGTTATAAACATATTAAACGATAGTTTAATTAATCGAGGAAACGACGCAAATAACATTCTTAACGCCGAAATGAAAAGACTTAATATATCTTTCGATGAATTAATGAAAGGTCAAGAGGCTCCGGTTGCTGCGGTTAATAGAGACTTAGTAGCAGAGTTTGATGCTACAAAGGGGTAGTTAAATGGCCGTTGTAAATATAAAAACATTTCAAGGAATTAAGCCTATTAAAATTGCTGGGGATGCGCCCACCGCTGAAGAAATAAAAAGAATAAATCAAGCGTTTCCCAAGTTAAACGATTCTGTTGACGAAACACTTGCAGCACCTACTTCTACAGAAATACCACAAGATCCACTTGCTGTCTCTCAAGTTGACCCTCAAGTTGACCCTCAAGCTGTTGCGCCAGAAATACCACAAGATCTGCCGGAGATAAAAGATAAATCTTTTAGGTACGCTCTTGGTCGAATGGAAAAAGACCAAGAAAAAAGTAATTTACTACTTGAAAAACTTGGACCAGGAACCTTTGAAAGAGTAGCCGAAGATACTTTTGTTATTGATGCCGCAAAAGTAAATCCAAGCGTGAGAATGGAACTAGGGCTCCCGGACCAAGGACTAGTGTACTCAGACAAACCGGGGCTTACTCGGTACGATCCTTTTGATTTTCTTGGATCATCTGGAACTCCTTTAGCGGGAGCTATTGTTGCTGGCGGATTATTAGCCGGCTCTCCTCTTATAGTTGGCATGGCAGGAGTTGGCTTGACCGCTGCTGCTTTTTCTGCTGTCGATGAAACTATTGATTATTTACAGGGAAGAAATACGCAATCTTTTGGCGAAGTTGCGACTAAAGTTGGTTACGAAGGTCTTATAAACTCCATAGGTGAGGGTATTGGAAGAGGTATTGTTGGCGGAGTTAGTTATGCGCTTAAAGGGCCAGGACCAAGGTATCCACAAGCTAGAGCGGATGAACTTGCTGAAGCAATAAAAACAAGTAGAGCGAGCGACACGGGATTACAAAAAATTAAAAATGTTTTGTACCCTAGCCCTGATAAATTAGGAAAGCAGTTAGCTCAAGAAGAAGCCGTATCTAAAATGAGACTTTTAGTAGACGCTGGGGCAAAACCTACAGTAGAAGCCACCGCGCAAAAATCTCTTGCCGGAACAGCCCAAGCTCTTGCCGAAAACATATTGCCAAAATTTTCTGGAGCTCCCGCAGCAAATACTAAATATATTATTAGCGTTATGGAAGATGTAGGCGCTGGAAGAATTACTTCCGCAGAAGGCAAGGCTTTAATAAAACAAGAAACTGAAGCGTTAGCAAAAAGCATAGATGAGCAACTTAAAAACCCTAAAGAAGCTTTTAAGGTTGCTAGAGAAACAATGGATAACGTCATTACCAAACAATTAGATGGTTTGAGTAACTCTTTTAAACCTTTACAGGGTTTGCCAACCGAGTTTGCAGATGGTCTTAAAGCTTCTGCGGCTTTGTTTCAAGCAAGTTCAAATGCTTTATATAGAAATGCGGGAGAAGTTTTAGACGGCGCTAATGTTAATTTTGATTTAGCTCCTGTTGTAGAAGTAATAGACGGCATAGTAGCAAACTATGCTAAAGCAAACTTAAAACCTCCCGCAGTTCCTCTTTTTGAAGCTATTCAAAAATTACACCAACAAAGTTTAGCTGCTGGAGAAGGCGCTTCTTCTGTAGCAAGCATTGAAACACTTCAGCAATTAAAGCATTTTATTAGGTTAGCTTCTAAAAACCCAGACGATGCTATTTCTGGAGTAGGTGACAGAGCTGTAAGCGATGTTATTAAATCAATTGATGACGTTATGACAACTAAATTAAATGAAACTCAGCAAATAATTTCTCAAGGTTTTCGTTTGGTTGATCAATTTCCGGGCAGAGCTTCGCCTAATAATATTTTATACCCAAAATATACTAGAGTGCCTATAGGTCCCGCAGAAATGGAATCTTTAAAAGAAGGTTTAACTTTATGGAGAGGAGCAAACACTTTTTATGGAGAAGGTCAGGAAAAATTTAACAATGCGGCGGTAAACGCCATACTTAAAGCTAGAAAAGACCAGCTTGGCGGAAAAAACTTAGACGAACTTAATACAATAATTAAAGGCGGTAATGTTGATAATTTAAAAACATACTTAGACGCTGTTACGCCTACAGTTCAAGGGGGCATAGCTTTAGCAAAACCTGGTGCAGACGCAACGATACTTCAAGCAAAAGCATTGTTTGAGCAAGGTAATATAATTGCTGGAAATAAACTTTTAAAAGACGCTGGATTAGATAAGGCTACCGGAATACTTCCTGAATTTGTTGAAGGCATGGCTAAAGATGATTCTTACTGGAAAACAATGGTTGCTCCTTATTTTGACGATTTAGATAGATTAGCCGTGCAAGCAAAAGCCGGAGGAAAACCGATAGAACTAAGAGAGGCTGTAAGAACAGATTTAGGTCGCCAATGGTTTAAAGAACAAGTACGTATGGCAACAACAGGCCCGTCAAACTCTCCAACAATTAATGCTAGTGCTCTTAACGATGCTTTTAGAAGTTTAGATACAGAAGTACAAAACACTCTTTTTGGAGCTCCTACAGCAAAAATTATTAGAGAAGCGCTTAGTGACGCGCATCTTCTTAGTCCAAAAAATGCAGACGACTTTTTTAGGCAAATTGATTCAGTAGGGGATGAAAGTCTTAAAATTCAAGCTCAAGAAATTAGAGCTTCTGTTCAAGCAGCTAATGAAGCAAGTAAGACGGCTTTAGCTACAGCTATTGCTGCGGGTAAAATAACTTCTCCTGAAGACCTTGTTCAAGCGGTTTTAAAAGATCCTAAAAGCTACGACCAATTAGTAAAAATATTTGGCCCTGACGAATTAGCTAAACCTGGAGGTTTAAGGGATGCTGTGCTAGATAGCGTTATTCGAGGTTCTGATTTTGAATCTCTTTTTCAAGCTTCTGGTCAAGAAACTGTTCAATCTGGAAAGTGGGGCAGGGATTTTATTAAGTTTTTACAAGCGCAAAATAAAAACGGCGTTCTTGAAAAAGCTTTGGGTAAAGAAACATTTAAAGGTCTGCAAAAATTAGCCGACGATTCGTTATTAATATCTGACGCTGCCAAACAAAGTGTTGGATTAGCCGGAAGTACAGGGCGATTAGCGCTTGGTAACGCTGCTTTTGTTGGTCTTTTTATGCTTCAATTTGGCGCTTTTGCTGGGGCAGCTGGTTCAATAGCTGCTGCAGCATCGATGAGAGGGATTTTAAGAAGTCAAACTTATTTAAAACTATTAACTTCTCCTCGAATGAGATCTGATTTATATGAAAAAGCTATTAAAGACGGTTTAATTTCAAGAGAACTTGGTCCTGGTCCTGAAATATTTACGTTAAATAAGCTTGCAGATCAATTTTTTCGTGGTGGTTTTAGATCTTTTGTAACCACTGCTCCAGGTTCTGACAGAGAAAGCCCACAAGGAATGGCGGCGCGAGAAGCGGCAAAAACAATAAACATTCCAGAAGGTTTAGATTTAGAAGCTCTTAAAGATAGTATGCGTGTTGATCCAGATATGCTTGACTTTCAAAAAGAAAAGTATACACCGCAAGTGCTTCCTCCTTTAAATGTTATAACTCCAAAAAATAATTTATCCATGAACGCAAGTGATGTTGAACGAGAACGAGCTCGAATGGGCATAGCAGGACTAATGTCTTGAACACAGAGCAGTTAAAAGAAGAAATTAAAAGCGACGAAGGCTGTGTCTACGCTATTTACCTAGACCATTTAGGCAAGAAAACCTTTGGCGTTGGTCATTTGGTCACGGAAAACGACCCAGAGTACTTGCTCCAGGTAGGCGATGTGATAGACGATGACCGGGTAGACAGTTGTTTTGCAACAGATATCGAGATAACCGTGGACGAATGCCTAGCGTTATACGATGACTTCTTTGATTTACCGGAAGAGGTACAGCTAATCATTGCTAACATGATGTTTAATTTAGGGCGAACCAACCTGTCTAAGTTTAAAGATATGCGTAGGGCCGTGGACCAAGGAGATTGGAACGCAGCAGCAGATGCAATGATTGATTCTAGATGGTATACGCAAGTAACTAACCGAGCCCAAAGATTGGTTGACAGAATGCGACAAGTGGGAGAATGACATGGCTACAACGAAAAAAGTGGTTAAGAAAAAAACTTCTAAGAAGTTAGCTGATGACAGCAAGTATGCTGAGTTTGACCTTGATGGTGATGGCATTGTCTCTGACGAAGAGATCCAACGGTCACAAGAGTTGATGGAACTGGAGCTTCGAGAAGAAAAAGCTGACGCACAACAGAAAATGGCGTGGATAGCCATGGGTTCTATGCTGGTGTTTAGCTTGATTTTGTTTAGTCCTATAGTATCTGAGTCAAGAGTATCGGCGCTGGCTGATTTACTTGGGCTGTTTTACATTGCACAAGCCGGCGTGGTAGGTGCATACATGGGAACATCTGCTTGGATGAGTAAAAAATAATGGCAAAGCCTTTTGTTTATAAGTGCGAGCTAGACCGAGTTGTCGATGGTGATACGGTAGACGTTAACTTAGATCTGGGGTTTAAAATTATTTTAGCTAAACAAAGGGTTCGTCTTGTAGGAATAGATACTCCAGAATCACGGACCAGGGACCTTGCTGAAAAGAAATTGGGTTTACAAGCCAAAGACTTACTCACAGAACTTTGTTGCGATGGTTTTGTGCTGGAGTCTCAGGGACGCGGTAAGTACGGTCGTATTCTTGGCGTGTTGTGGGACTTTGATGGCAACAGTATTAACCAGAAGTTAATTGAAGCTGGGTTAGCTGTTGAGTATTGGGGTGGAACTAAAGTAAAAGTATGGGGCGATTATTAACGTCGCTAGGCTGTTCGTTTCCTAACTGTTTTTCTTTTAACAGATGCAACTCTTCTAGGCTTGCCAGGTGGCTGCCCTAATCGTTTTTTCTGAGCGACTCTAGACTTCTTCTCTGATGCGGTAAGTTCTTTAGATGTTTTAGGTGTCTTCTTAGAAACACGCTTGCTTGGTCTGCAATAAGGCGTTCCTCTTTTCTCACCTTTCTTTCTTCCGCAAGGCTTACCTGTTCTTACGTCAACCCATTCTTCCTTAAACCAGCGTTTAAGGTCAGCGCCTTTTTTTGTTTTGCGAACAGCCATCAGTATATCTTAACTTCTCGTCCACCGTGCTTAGACAGCACCGCGCCACACCCGTTGGTCTTAACAGATATTCCGCCTTCTGCACGTTTTGTTTTGTTGCCCCAGTTACTGGCTCCAACTTTTCTGCATTTAGCGATAGCGCCGCTTGCATACGCTGAGGGGAAAACTTTGTATCGAGCTTTAACTTTTCTATAACATGCGTCTTTAGTAGCCATTAGTAACACTTCCACCTTCTTCGAGCTTGTCTTATCCTAGAATTAGGATCGTTTCTTGTTTTAGCTGAACTTCGTTTTAACTGACCTAAGGACCTAGCGCAGTATGACTTACGACGTTTAGCAGCTTTGCTACCCGCTTTTACTTTCCCGGTAACCGCTGTCTTTAGCTTACTGCCAGGGTTTTTCCGGCGGTAAGCTTTAACGCCTTTCTCCGTCATTCCCGCCCCAGATTTAGTGGAGCGGTAATTAGCGCCTTTTCCTTTAGTGGTCTTACGGATAGGCTTTTCTTTTTTCCTAGCCATTTAGAATATACGAGTAGCCCCGCCCTTAGCGTAGCCTTTCTTATTCAGTATAGAGCCACCGCCTTTGCGTCTTACAACAGAACCGCCTTTTTTCATTTTTACAGAACCGCCTTTTTTCATTGCTCCAATTTGACCAAGCGCTGGTTTAAAAGGTGATAAAGGAGCAGGAGCTTGCGTAGGCTGCATAGAAGCACTGGGCACTTGCCCAAGATTTATATCCAATCGTTGTGGGTTTTGATTGTTCATAAAATCGCCTACACCCACATCGCCTATATCTTGCGAAAGAGAAGCAGGCATTTGGCGCATTGGTTCGCTTGTTGGTGTGTAAGCTCCTTTATTAGCAGAAAAACTGTTAGATAAATCTAACTGTTGTTGGGCTTGCTGCTGTGGTGGATTTAGACCTGCACCAGAAACGGTTTGAGAAGCAGGAACTGCTGCCCCACCTAAATGCATTTTTTTAGCAGAGCCGCCTTTAGCGTAACCTTTCTTCTTCATTGCAGAGCCACCGCCTTTGCGCTTCAGTGTACCGCCTTTAGCGTAACCTTTCTTCTTCATCCCGCCCTTTGAGTAACCCTTCTTCTTCATCATTGTCATCTTCTCCTGCATACAAGTTGTTAAATGTTATCTCTGGACTCATATAGCTGTCATCACATTCCGCGCTATGCGCCCATTGACTTGGTTTAAAGTCAGGTGGTCCATCACCTGTTTCCCATAATGCAGGGCTTGTTGCTCTTACCCTGTTGTTTGGCAATGCCACGATGTTACCAGTGTACCTTCCAGCGTCTGTCAACTCAATAACATGACTCTGTTTGTGTTGCGCCGGGTCATCCGCAATATCGCTCTCAGTATACTCAACGGTAAACATATACCGTCCTGTATGAAATTCACCATCTATCTTACACAACCATGGGCTAGATGACACCCTTTCTAGGCGAAAAACCGCATGATGGTGGGAACTGCAGTCCCAAGGTTGTGCTAAAGGCACAGGCATTTGCTCAGGCCATTGTTCCAACGGCGTGTCAGCAACAAGTGCGGTTATCGGCATACGAGCCCACATCGCCCCTCCATGGACGTTCTGCGAATCATCTAAATCGCTTTCCGCCCCGGTAAATACTAAGTGAAAACTTAGACATCTATCAGGGATAGTTGCTACAGCAATCGCCATGGCATGAATAAATTCACCATGATATTGATCGTGGTTGTGTGTAAATTCTCTTCTGACCCAACACTTAAAGTGCGGAATGTTGCTCATTACATATGACATTACTTGGCTAACCCCCAGTTTTCTGATAATCCGTAGTCTACTTTTGATGGTATTTGCATCTCAGGCACACAGTTCTCCATGATATCCACTATCTCCTTAACACTTGGTTCATTCTCAATAGAAAAACACAGCTCGTCATGCACTGTCAGCATGGGTGTGTACCCAGCCTCATAGCATTGGAGCATGGCAACTTTAGTTTGGTCTGCGCTACAAGCTTGTATCAACCTGTTTAACGCTTTAAATGTAAACGCAACGCGGTATCGTCCAGGGTCGAGCGTCCCCCATTTGTCTGGGCGCTCTTCCATGGGCGTATCTAAGATTTCTTGCCACTGCTCTTCGAGCTTTTCAAAGTGGATGGGCTTGTTTAATTTGCTATAGGAGCGCTGTTCTCGCATCGGAAACCGGCACTTGCGCCCCATCATTGTTCTGATCTGAGCCTTCTGCGATGCCGCGCGCATGACTGCCGAGGCTAAGTCTCTGATAAAAGGCACTTTATCGTCGTAGTCTTTACGCAATGCCTTGGCTTCTTCAAACGGTATGTCACCTAATACGGATGCAAGTTTACCAAGTCCCATGCCGTACATAATTCCCAGATTGATTGTTTTAGCGTGGGACCGCTCTACCCCGGCTAAGTCAGCTATCATCTGGTGAAAATCTAAGTCTTGCTTTTGGTACTGAGTCACAATCTCTTTTACCTTTGGATGGTCGCGGGTGTCTGGTGTGAGTGCAGCAAAGTGCATCAACCACCGTGGTTCTTGGGCGCTGTAATCAAAACTGCCCCACTGGCAACCTTCTTCCGGTAAGAATAGACCACGGATCATGGTCTTTATCTCCGGGTGCCGTGCAGGAACCTGCTGTAGGTTAGGGTGCGATGAGCTGAATCGCCCAGACACCGTACCGCCTTCATCGTTCCGCAATTGATTAAACTGACAATGTATCCGCCCATCGTGTTGATGGCTTAAAATTGTATCAATAAACGTAGTGTTAGCCTTGTTGTACTCTCGTATCTCCAGTATCTTCTTAGCGATAGGATGCTCGTGAGTCTTTAAAAAGTGCTTGGTAAAGCTTGGCGCACCGCTTTTCTCTGTTCTCTCGTAGGTCA